GTGTATAAGAGAGAGGTGTGGGACCGGTCGTACAAGGCGTGGCGCACGGTCGAGGCCGGGTGGTTCATGCGCACGACGAAGTTCGGCAAGCCGCTCAGCCCGATGCCCGGGGCGGGCAAGCGCGGCTCGTGCGCCCGCTTCAAGCTGCCCGCGCGCGCTGCCCTGGCGCTCCCCGAGGCGGACCTGCCGGTCGATCCGTACACGCTCGGCGCGTGGCTCGGCGATGGATCTGCCGGCAAGCCGGTCATCACGCACGCGGCCAGCGACGTGGCGGTCGTGGACGCCATCTCCGCAACGTACGCTCGGTCCGCGCAGTGGGTGCACCGGACCACGGGAGTGCACACGACGTCGTTCGCCGGCGGCTTGAACCGCGCCGGCGCGCTGTCGCGAGGGCTGCGCGCAGCCGGCGTGTACCAGCACAAGCACATCCCTGACGCGTACCTGCTGGCGTCCGAAAGTCAGCGCATGCAGCTGCTTGCCGGACTGATCGACACGGACGGCCACGTGCACCAGTCGGACCAGCGAGTGTGCATCTCGACGTGCGAGCCCGGTCTTGCGGACGGCGTCGCGGCGCTGATTCGTTCGCTCGGCTGGCGCGCGACCACATCGGTGTCCGCGCCGAAGCGGAGCTCGTCCGGGATCGTCGGCCGACGCCCCGTGTACTGCGTGTCTTTCACTCCGGACCGGCCTGTCCCGACGCGACTTGAGCGCAAGCGCGTCACGGGGCGACCGGGTTGCCAGCGGCGCCTCGGAATCGCCTGCGTGCGCCGCGGGCCCGTGACGACCGGTCGCTGCATTCAGGTCGACGCCTCCGACGGGCTGTACCTGGTTGGGCGCGAGCTTGTGCCGACGCACAACAGCGAGCTCGTCAGCCGCAAGCTTCCGGCGTACATCCTCGGGCGCTACCCCGAGCGGCGGATCATCGCTGCCAGCTACGGCGACGACCTCGCCCAGTTCAACGGCGCCGCGGTCCGGGACCTGGTGGGCGGCGCGGCGCACCGCATGGTGTTCCCCGAGTCGCAACTGCGCTCGGACACCGCCGCCAAGGCGTTCTTCGCGCTCGACGGCACGCCCGGCCGCTACATGGCCACGACCGTGCGGGGTGCGGCAACGGGGCACTCGGCCGACGTCTTCATCATCGACGACCCGTTCAAGGACCGGGTCGAGGCCGATTCGGTCGCGGTGCGCAAGGCCGTCTACGACTGGTACAAGGCCGTCGTCTACACGCGGCTGCAGAAGGACAGCGTGCTGATCCTCATGCACACGCGCTGGCACGTCGACGACCTGGCCGGCATGCTGCTGCGCGAGCACGCGCACGAGGGGTGGGACGTCATCAACCTGCCCGCGCTGGCCGAGGCGGGTGACATCGCCGGCCGCAAGGAGGGCGATGCGCTGGTGCCCGAGCGCTTCGACGTGCCCGCGCTGCAGCGCATCCGCCAGACCCTCGGCGGCGGCGACGCGCGCGACTGGCTCGCGCTCTACCAGCAGCGGCCGATCGCCGAGGGCGGCGGCGAGTTCAAGGAATCGTGGCTGCAGTACTACACGAACGCCAACGGCGGCCGCGGCATGACGAAGATCATCCTGGTCGATCCGGCGAGCGGCAGGCGCGCGAAGGACCGGAACGCGGACAACGACTACACGTCCATTTGGGTGGTCGGGCTCGGCGCGGACGGCAACTACTACGTGCTCGACATGATCCGCGACCGGCTGAACCTGGCGCAGCGCACCCAGGCGCTGTTCCGGCTGCACCGCAAGTGGCGGCCCGAGCACGCGACGCGCTACGAGGAGTACGGCCTGCAGGCCGACATCGAGCACATCCGCGCCGAGCAGGAGCGGCTGCAGTACCGGTTCAAGATCCTCGCGATCGGCGGGCGCGTCGACAAGGCCAACCGCATCCGCCGGCTGATCCCGGCATTCTCGGCCGGCCTGATCTACCTGCCGAACCAGCACTGGTACACGACCGCCGCAGGCGACCTCGTCGACCTCGTCGACGTGTTCCGCGAGCAGGAGTACAAGCCGTTCCCGGTGGGCCGGCACGACGACTCGTTGGACGCGCTGTCGCGCCTGTTCGAGCCGAACGAGCACCTGGACCCCGACCTCGAGCTCAAGTGGCCCGGCGAGCAGACGGCGCCGCCGGTGGGTGAGCCCTTCGTGCCGCTGGACGCGACTGCCGGGTACTGACCATGGCCGCCGTCCTCTCGCTGTCCGCCGTCACCGACGCGCAGGCGGAGGGCCGCGCCGATGGCGAGGATCCGCGGGCTTCGCGCATCGAAGCGTTCGCGCAGGGCTTGATCGGCAAGCGCACCGAGGCGGTCACGTGGCGGGCCGCATCGGGCGTGGAGCGTCGATGGCTCGACGACATCGAGGCGTACCACGGGCGCGACGAGCACAACCGTCCCGCCGGGCTGATGGACACGCTCGCCGCCGGCGCAGCGCTGGGCGCCAACGCGCACACCGCGCCGAAGGTGCACCCGCAACAGGTGGTCCGCTCCACCGTCTACGTGCAGCTCACGCGGCAGAAGACCAACACCGCGACCGCGCGCGTGCAGGAGATGCTGTTTCCCTCGGACGAGCGCAACTGGGGAATCCAGCCCACGCCGGTGCCCGAGCTCGCCGAGGCGCTCGAGCAGGGCGGCAGCGCGGCGTACGTGGATCCGCAGACGGGCACCCCGCTGCCGCACCCCGATGCGTCGGACGGGCGTCCGTTGACGCTCGCCGACATCGCGGGCGAACGGATGCGCGAGGCCACCAAGCGCGCCGAGGCGATGGAAAAGCAGATCGCCGATGCGCTGGAGGAGTGCCACTACGTCGCCCACGGGCGGGCTGCGATCGCAGATGCGGCGATGATCGGCACCGCGGTCCTCAAGGGCCCGGTCGTGGTCAACGCCACGCGCCGGCGCTGGGCGTCGCGGCGCGACCCCACGGGCACGGTCCGGACGCTGACGATCGAGCAGGACCACCGGCCGGCATCGTTCCGCGTGTCGCCCTGGGACTTCTTCCCCGACCCGTCCTGTGGCGAGAACGTCCAGGACGGCGGCTACGTGTGGGAGCGCGAGTTCGCCTCCGCGCGCCGGCTGCGGGACCTGGCGCGCACGCAGGGCTACGACTCGGCCGCGATTCGCGAGTGCGTCCGCGAGGGCCCGCGGCGCGTGTCCTCCACCGGCCACAGCTACTACGAGGCGGCGCGCGCCGGCGACGGCTACAACCCGGCGCCCGGCACCTTCGGCGAATCCCGGTGGGAGTTGTGGACCTACGTCGGCGAGGTCGACCGCGAGGACATCGAGACGCTCGGCCTGCCGATCCCCGAGGAGCAGCGCGACCTCGCGTCCATCTCGGCGATCGTCGTGCTGTGCAACGACCGACCGATCAAGGTCGCGCTCAACCCCATGGACGGCGGCGACCTGCCGTACGACGTGTTCGTGTGGGAGCGGGTCGCGCTGAGCCCGTTCGGGGTCGGCATCCCGTACCTGATGCGCTACGCGCAACGCACGATCAACGCGGCGTGGCGGGCGCTGCTGGACAACATGGGCGCGGCCAGCGGCGTGCAGCTGCTCATCGCCGACGACGTCACGCCCTACGACGGCAACTACCAGATCATCGGCCGCAAGCTCTGGCGCATGCCGTCGGGCCGCGACGCCGACAAGGCGTTCAAGGCGGTCGAGATCCCGAGCCGGCAGGCCGACCTCACCAACGTCATTCGGCTCGCGATGGAGTTCGCCGACGCCGAGACCGCGCTGCCGCAGATCGCGCAGGGCGAGCAGGGCACGGCCCCGGACACCGTGGGCGGCATGACCCTGCTGATGAACGCCGCCAACACGGTGCTCAAGCGCATCGCGCGGCAGTTCGACGACCAGATCACGAAGCCGCACATCCGCCGCTACTACGACTGGATGATGCAGTTCCACCCGGACGACAGCATCAAGGGCGACATGGCCATCGCGGCCCGGGGGTCCACGGCGCTGGTCACCCGGGACATGCGCAACCAGTCGCTCACCGAGGTGATCGCCGCGGCGACGCACCCGGTGTTCGGGATGTTCCTCGACCACAAGAAGCTCTTCCGCGCGTACCTGGAGTCGAAGTCGGTCACGCCGGACAGCGTCATGAAGTCCGACGCCGAGATCGCGCAGGCGCTCGAGGAGGCGCGCAAGGCTGGCCCGGCGAAAACGCCGCAGGAGAAGGTGGCGGAGATCCGGGCGCAGGCCGACGTGAAGAGAGTCGAGATCGACACGCAGTCGGAGGTGACGAACGAGCGGCTGCGCCAGGAGAACGCGCAGCGCGACCGCGACCACGACATGACGATGCGGCTGCTCGACTACCGCACGAAGGTGCTCGACTACGTGCAGCAGCGCGGCATCACGCTCGAGCAGTTCAAGC